GTGGACATACAACGCCAACTTCGCAGAACCGCCGTTTAAGTGTTCGGCTTGCGGAAAGTCGCAAGGAAGATTATCGAACTACTGCCCGAACTGCGGCGCACGAATGGATGTGGAATAAATGGGCGCATATGAAATTACCGGCGCATTCCACGTTGGCCAGTACGTAGTATACCGCAATGGCGACAAATACGAGCTGGGCCGCATTGCCAGCCTAAAACAGCAATGCGCGTTTGTCTGCTACCATGAAGGCGAAACGGCAGCAGCTACACCATACGACGCAATACACCCGCTGGTAAATGCGTACACGATCAAAAGCACCACCCTGGGCGGGGACCGGTTTACGGATATGGAGGCAACAGAATGACACCCTCGAAACCCTGCGACGCATGCAAGCGGAAACAATGCCCGCGGCCCTGCTACCCTTTACGGGACTGGCACCGGGCTATCCGTAAACACAAAACGCCGAGCAGGTGCTATAATACCGGCATGGAGGATACACGAACATGGCGAAAACAACCGCAGCCGTAAAAAACCGATACAACAACAAGGCGTACGACCGCATAGCGCTGTCTGTACCAAAAGGCACGAAGGACGCGTGGAAAGATCGCGCCGCGGCGCTGGGGCTATCCTTAAATGCCTATATACGCGAGTGCGTACTGGCAGCCGAAAAAACGGGCCATTTTGAGAACTAAAAAACCACAACGGCATAATTACCCACAAACAATAAAAACGGGCCGCTACGGGGCAAATAACTACCCTGTGCGGCCTTTTGTTTTGTTGGTTATAATTCACGCGGGCACACTATGCCGATATACCCGCCCACGAATACTATATACGCATTCGTCCCAACTGTATTGTGGTGGGCCGAAGTGCACTCTGCACGAACCCCGGCTGCATGTTCTTTTGCCTTCGCGTATTCTATCTGCCCGCCGTCGCTGACGTTGAAATATACCACGATTTTATCATCCCACACGTACACGCAGTTTATAAACGTGTCTATTACTTGCTTTTGTACGGCTGGATCCGACGGATCGCCAACGCATAGCTGCTGCAGGTATTGCTTTACGTCGTCCAACACCAGCGGCCGCCGGGCCTGCATGCGTCCATATTCGGCCTGCAGCTGGTTGCGTTCTGTTTGCAGATCGCTGGCGCGGGCATTTAATGCGGCTTGTATAGCCGGTACCGCGCTGGTGTACGAAATGGCTATGCGGTCCAGCTCCCTGTCGATGGCATTTATACGGCCCTGCATGGCGTCCGCGTTGCCGCCGTTTTCTGCCTGCCAGGCTGCGCACACGCGCTGCGCTATGTATTCGGTATTGTCCGGATTGAGCACGTACCTGCAGGCGCGGTCCGTTACGTACCATTCCAGCCACGCCTTTTTCTCCGGCTTTTTGTGGCAATCTTTTGTGCCGGACCGGTGCGCGTAGTACCGCCAAACGTTGCCGCTTTTACCGTGCCCGGAGGTGCCTATTAACGCCCTGCCGCAATATCCGCAGTACACTTTACCCAGCAGCAAATATTCGGCCTTTTCGCGGATCCGTGGCGGCTTCGCCTGCTGGCGTGCCTGGCACGCGTCCCACAATTCCTGCGTTATTATTTGCGGCATGCCGCCCGGCACCTCAATATCCCCGTATTTGTACACGCCGGTGTAGCGTATATTCTGCAGCGTTTTGGTTATGCCATTAAACGTAAACGGCTTGCCCAGGTTGTTACGAAGCCCGGCGGCGTTCAGCGTTTCTACAATCTCCGCTTTACTGCTGCCAGCGGCGTACATGCTGTAAATGCGCTGCACGATCGCGGCGGCGTCCGGATCTATTACAAACTGTTTGTTGGCGTCCACCTTATAGCCCAGGATACCGCGCCCGCCGTTTGACTGGCATTTGCGTGCACTCTCTGCCATGCCGCGTTTTACGTTCTGCGACAACTGGCGGCTGTATGTTTCGGCCATTGCTTCCAGGATGGCCTCCAATAACAGCGTTTCGTCCCCTGCGCCCACGTTTTCGGTAACAGACAGGACCCGTACGCCATGTTTGGCCAGCTGCCGTTTGTATATGGCGCTGTCGTACCTGTTGCGGCTGAAACGGTCCAGCTTCCACACCAGGATGTATTGGAACCCGCGCCCGGCGGCGTCGCGTATCATGCGCTGAAATTCGGGCCGGTTGTCATTGGTGCCGGACATAGCCCTGTCGCAGTATTCGGCCACGATCGCGTACCCGTGTTGGGCGGCGTATTCGCGGCAATACCGCAGCTGGCCGTCTATGCTCTGCTCCTGCTGGCTGTGCGACGAAAAACGGGCATATATGACCGCGTTTGTTGTCGTATCCATTACTTCTTTTTCCCTTTTTTGCTGGTGCCTAATATGGCCTGCGCTACCAGGTGCTCCGCCTTGCGTTTGCGTCCGGCTTTTGTTGTTGGTATTCCTGTTGCCTTCGCCAGTTTTGTTTTTGCGTCCGACAGGCCCGTGGCCCGGTTAAGACTAAAACCTTTAATGCCCATTATTTTGCCTCCTGCATAATTGTATTACCTTTTTTGGAGTACGCCGGTACGGACTGAATGCCCGCTGCCGCCGCTTGTAATGCCATTTTGCCTTCGTTATTCAACTGCGCATATATAGCCGCGATACCGTCCGCGGTATCATCACGCCACCCGATTAAATCCACCGGCGCAACGCCGAATGCGTCCGCGAACGCCTCGACCTTGCCTACGGTTATATCAACTTTACCGGCTTCGATTTTGGCCAACATGGAGCGGTCCTTATAACCAAGCCGCAGCGCTAAATCTTCCTGGCTCCACCCTTTTTCAATTCGCAGGGCTTTTATGTTGCTGTATAACGCCTTCATTGTATGCGCCTCCCGTGGGCGTTCATTATAACACAAAACGAAAAAATGTTTTCACTAAAACGAAAAAATATGTTGCTTTTTATTCCCCGTTTGCGCTATACTTGTGTTGAACCAAAACCTACAGAAAGGAGGGCCGAAGATCTTGATTGACTTAACTGCGCTTAACGCACGTATTGCGGCATCCGGCATAAAGCGAACCGTAATTGCGAGGGAAATGAACGTTTCTCCGCCTACATTGCGGCGCAAATTGCGCGGAAATACGCCAATGACGGACAACGACATGGAAACATTGGGCAAGGTGCTAAACCTTAACCGCAACGAAATGATGCGAATTTTTTTTGCCCGTGAGATGAATTAAAAACTACATGGAGGGCATATGACCGTACGACAAATTGGCGTAATTGGCCTGCGTGGCCCGGACGGGACCGTATACGAGGACGTGCCGGTGTACGAACAGGTGCCGGAAGGAGGCAGCAATGGAAAAGCCGCTGCAGATCATAGTAACAACACCACGGGAACGCTACGTAATTGATGGCGTAACCGAACTGCTGGTAAAGCCGCACCCGGATGGCATGGAACTGCGGCAAAACAAATTTGGATGGGAATTAAAACCCATGGAGGCAACCAATGAAAAAGAAATACAGATGGAACAAGGCGAAATTTGCCAACAACATGTTAGAACTCGCCACAATGGCGGCCGTCGCAGGCTTATTTATTTGGCTGACCTGCACGTGGATCCTGACGGCGTAGGAGGTAACAATGGCTGATTTATTCAACCCGCTGTACCCTGACCCGCCCGTAAAGCTGAAGGTACAGCCCAAGACGTGCAAGGAATGCGGACGGCCATTTGTGCCGGTATCGAATAAAGGCTACGGCGCAACGCATTGCCCGGACTGCCGCAGAAAAGTGACCGAAAAGGCACGCGCTACCAGGGCCGCCAATAGGGCTGCACAGATACAGCCGCTACCAGCAACCGAAGAACCGGTGCCAGCATTCGAAACGACGGTGGAATGGTACAAGCCGGAAGAACTGCTGCCGGAAAAGAGCGGCGTCTATTTGACCGTTACGGGGTCCGGCTATTATATGACCCTACCATACAGCGACACGTACAAAAAGTTTAACGTTTTGGAAATCCACACACCGGAAGAAGCGGAAAAAGTCGCAATACAGGTGGTTTTATGGGCATATACGCCCGAAATCCTAAACAACTACGCAAAGGACATTTGGAAAAAGAAGTGTGCAGCAGAAAAGGCTGCAGAAGAAAAGGAGGATAACAACTAATGGGCTTCGCAGTATTGATTTTAGGCGCAAGCGGTACAGGCAAAAGCACAAGCCTGCGCAACTTCAAAAAAGGAGAAATCGGCGTGCTGAACGTTGGCAAAAAGCCGTTGCCGTTCCGGGGCAAATTGGACGTTGCAAACACAGCCGATTATGAGCTGATCGAAAAAACGCTGATGAAGAACACGTACAACGCTTATGCGATCGACGATAGCCAATTCTTAATGGTGTACGAGAACTTCGCGCACGCATACGAAAAGGGCTATGACAAGTTTACCAAAATGGCGGTGAATTTTCAAGAACTGCTGAACGTCATTATAAACGGCACCAGTAACGACACCATTGTGTACCTGCTGCACCATATCGACTTCGACGACATGGGCCGCGCCAAGGCTAAAACCATTGGCAAAATGCTGGACCAGCAGCTTCCCATTGAAAGCGCCGTGCCCATCACCCTGTTAACGCAGACGGACAGCGAAAAATACACCTTCATTACCAACGGACTGCCGCCTGCTAAAAGCCCGCTCGGCATGTTCGAAGATAAAGAGATCGAAAACGACCTGCGCATGGTTGATGAAACCATCCGCGCATATTGGGAACTGGCACCGCTGCGGAATGTTAACGACAAGCCCGCGGCAAAGGCAAAGGAGGACAAATAATGGCCAATTTATTCGAAATCAACCGCGCAATTACAGACGCCTGGGCGGCGTGCGTGGACCCGGAAACGGGAGAAGTAAACGACGAATTATACGCGCAGTTTGAAGCGCTGGAAATGGAACGGGACGCCAAAATCGAGGGTATTGCGTGCTGGGCAAAAAACCTGACCAGCGACGCCGCGCAGTTAAAAGCCGAGGCAAAAGCCATGCAGGAACGGGCAGCCGCTGCCGAAAAGAAGGCGGAAAGCCTAAAGGGCTATTTGGCCGCCGCCCTGAACGGGCAGAAATTCGAAACGCCGCGCTGCGTAATTGGCTGGCGCAAGTCCACCGCGGTACAGATCGCGCCGGACGCAGACCTGCCCGCCGAATACCTGCGCACCAAAACCACCGTGGAGCCGGACAAAACGGCTATCAAGGCCGCGCTGGTGGCTGGTAAAGCCATCGAAGGCTGCAGCCTGGAAACACGGAACAACATGACGCTGAAATAGCCATGAATGACTGGAAGAAATGGGAAGTATATCTCACACAAGAAGATTATTCATGGCGTGGAGACTATCACGAAAGTACCGGGCTTGTAGGAACGGTATATGCAAAAAATGAGGGTCACGCAATCAACGTGATACGAAAAAAAGACCCATCACTCCCATACCTTTACTGCAGAACAGATTTAGCACAACACACTTTTTATAAATATTTCGCACATGAAATACAGGAGGACACAATGAAACCATTAGGAAAAGCTTACGCAGACGCAACCGCCAACACGGGCGACTTCCAGCGGCTACCCGCAGGCGGCTATATTGCCAAAATACAGGCCGTAACCGACCTGCCCGATAAAGAATACCTCCGCATTACGTTTGACATTGCAGAGGGCGAATTTAAGGGCTTTTACGCGAACACAGACGCGGACCACGAATACCTGCACCAGTTTATCAGCAGCTACAAGGAAAAAGCCATGGGAATGTTTAAGGGCTTCCTAAAGAACGTGGACGCGTCCAACAACACCAGCTTCGAAGCGCAGGCCGAAAAAGGCTTCGACGAACGCCAGCTGGTTGGCAAACTGGTTGGCATTATCCTGGGCTACGAAGAATACGAGAACAACCGCGGCGACGTCGCAACCCGCGCACGCATTAACACCCGCGCCGTTGAGATCATCCGCGCCGGACGTTTCAACGTACCCGAATTAAAGAAGCTGGCGAATGGATCCGACAAGCCTGCCGCAACTACCGCATCCGCAGCCGCGACCGGTCCGGGCACCGCCCTGCCGGAATTTCAGCAGATAACGGACGACGACATACCGTTTTAGCAGGTGGCCGCTATGCGCTTGCACATCATAGAGGACACACGGCAGCAGGCGGGCAAGCACGAACTAAAGCACGAAAAATGGGCGGCGCACGGTGACACCATACACCGCTGCGCCCTGCCCTGCGGCGATTATGCCCTGTTTCCCGTTGTGTCCGTGGACACCAAAAACAGTATGCAAGAGATCGCGCAGAACATCGGCGGCACAGCCAAGGAGCACGCACGTTTCCGGCGTGAACTGCAGCTGGCGCAAGCCAACGGCTGCACCTTGTACGTGCTGGTGCAGAACACCGACGGCATACACAGCCTGGCAGACGTGGCGCGGTGGCAAAATCCGCGACTATCCGACAGCCCTAAAGCCATTACCGGCGAACGCCTGGCGCGTGCTATGGCGACCATGCAGGAACGTTACGGCGTAATATTTCTGTTTTGCAGCCCGGAAGCGCAGGCCGGTTATATCCACAAAATACTGGAGGACGAAGCGCTAAAGCGGGAGGCGGCTAATGGCGAATAAAACCACGTTTGTAAAGCTGGACCGCAACATACTGGAGTGGCGCTGGTACAAGGACCAAAACACCAAGGCCCTGTTTATACACCTGCTGTTAAAGGCCAACATACGGCCACACGGCTTCCGTACCGTAACGATTAACCGCGGGGAACTGGCCACCAGTTACGCAAGCCTGGCAGCGGAAACCGGCTTGAGCATCCAAAACGTACGCACCGCGCTGGCACACCTGGAAACCACCGGCGAGGTAACACGAAAACAACATAGTAAATTCGTTGTAATTTCAATACCTCAATACGATTTGTACCAGTCGCAACTAACAGGCACCCAACAGGCAACT